TAGCGGTTGTTGAAGTCGACGACGTTGGTGGCGGCGGTTGATACGTCCGCTGCAATACCAGCTACAGTGTTAACACTAGCTAGGTTGTTTGCTACAGTAGTTACGTTAGCGATTGAGCCGCTTACAGTGTTAACGCCGCTGATACTGCCTGCAACGGTATTAACATTAGAGATATCACCGCCGACAGTATTCACACTGGCGATATTATTCGCAACAGTGTCAATCTCAGATACTGCTTCATTCAAGTCGTTCGCAGCAGTAATGATGTCGTTGATATTAGTTGATACGGTATTTACCGAGCTAATATTTGTAGCAACAGTTGAGACATTCGCATTGTTGCTTGCTACGGTAGTAACATCAGAAGAAATACCTGCAACAGTACTTACGTTGGCATTGTTACCTGCCACGGCAGTCACGTTAGACGAAATACCTGCTACCGTAGAAACATCACTTGAGATGCCTGCTACAGTCGCAGTGTTGCCAGAGATACCTGCAACCGTAGTCACATCAGTATCAATACCTGCTACGGTATTAACGCTAGCGATATTGGTAGCGACAGTGCCTACGTCTGCCTGAGTAGCCCAGTACTTAGCACTATAGTTAGTGCCGTCTACAGTGCCACTTGTCTTGATAGCCCAATCTTCAGCTAGGTCTGCACTATTACCTGCGTTAGTTTCGCTTGTAGCTGCGTTAGATGCTGAAGTGGCTGCTGCACTTGCAGAAGTAGCTGCATCTGTAGCTGACTGCAGAATGCTATCTACGTAACCCTTACGAGCAAGATCGTCGTCTGCTGTTGGGTTAGCAGTAGTAGTAATCTTATTAGCGCCAATGCTAATATTACCAGTCATGGTACCGCCAGCCGTAGCTAGTCGAGTATCGCGCTGGGTATCTACATATGTTTTATTTGCCGCATCAGTACCTGCGGTAGGAGTTCCAAGGCCAGTAATTTTGCTGTTGCTCATAGCAAGAGCACCAGTCATGGTATCTCCAGCCTTGCTTACCTTGGTGTTAATTTTAGTGTCTAGAGTACTATACGCATTTGCGTCATCATTCAACGCGGCCGCAAGCTCATTAAGAGTGTCTAGCGCACCGGGAGCACCACCGATAAGATTGGAAATTTGGGTATCAACATACGATTTGTTAGCCGCGTCAGCCCCAAGAACAGGCGTAGATACATTAGAAATTACCGTAGAGGTAACATCCAGTGTACCGTTAATAGTTACGTTGTTGAATGTAGATGAACCACTTGAAGCTGTTACATTACCAGCTAAATCACCCGTTACGTTGCCAGTAATATTACCAGTGATGTTACCTGTAACGTTACCCGTTACGTTGCCTGTTAAGTCACCAGTAATGCCTGCAGATGAAGTTAAGGTAGTGAATGCACCTGTAGAGGTAGACGTAGCACCAATAGCAGTACCATCGATGTTACCGCCGTTAATATCTACAGTCGCTAGGGTGGCGTTACCTGTAGACTGCAGAGTTGTGAATTTACCAGTAGTGTGGCTAGTTGCACCAATGGTTGTGCCATCAATCGCGCCACCATCAATATTTACTGTGTCAGAATTCAGACTGTCTACGTAGCCAATACCATCTACGTACAAATCCTTCCACTGTTTAGCAGAAGAACCTAAGTCGTACGCATTGTTAGTATTAGGTGTTATAGACGAGTTAACGTCTGCGTTGAATACAACATTGTCTGCTGAGTCATTGCCGAGTGTGACGCTACCATTGATAGTAGTATCGCCAGTTACAGTTAGACTACCACCGACCGAGGCATTTCCGGTTGTTGAGGTTGTGGTGAACGCACCTGTTGATGGAACTGTTGCGCCAATAGAGGTACCGTCAATAGTACCAGAATCAATGTTAACGCTATCAGCGTTAAGCTGATCAATTTCAGCAATACCATCTATGTAAATATTCTGCCATTCGTTTGTAGCAGAACCGAGGTTATAGACACCATCCGTCAGAGGGAGGATGCTGGTATTCACACGACCGTAGTAGGTTACTGCGTCAGTAGCTGCATTACCGAGGATAACGTCACCGTTCAGATAAGCAGTGCCTACAACAGTAGCGTTAGAGTTCGTAGTCAGGTTACCACCAAAGTAACCGGTACCGGTAGTAGTAACATTACCTGAAATAACCGCATTACCAGTAAGGGTAAGATTACCACCTACAGAGGCGTTGCTGGTCAGGGTAAGAGTATCACCGCTTACGGCATCAATGTAGCCAGTACCATCAATGTAGATGTCCTTGAACTGGTACGTGCTGGTACCGAGGTCTACAAGGTTATTGGCGGATGGGACAATGTCATTGGACGGAGTAACGCCCAGCGCTTCTACCCAGAAAGCATTGCTTAAAGTATTAGCAACGCAGACGTACAAACGGCCGGTAGTACCGTTGATCCAGATAGATCCCGGTGCGTAGCCGGCCGAAGCGTCATCAGTAGTTGTAGGAACAGAGGTAGCCGTTACGTTGTTGAGGCCACCGCTACCGCCATTAGCTGGCAGCAGGTACCCAGATACAGAAGTACCTAGATTAATCTTAGGGGAGTTACCGCTTGATCCATCGTGGCTGTGACCAGTAGATGAATCGAATGCTGCCGCTAATTGGTTAAACTCGGCATTGAGCGGAGGAGCCGTGATGTTGGCACCATTAACAATGTCAGCGACTGATTGACGAGTATAACCTGCCATTTAGCGTCTTCCTGCAATCGAGAATTCAAAGACGATCCCTTGGATGGAGTACGGATTAAAGTCTCCCAAGGTCACGTACGTAAGCTGGGTAGAGAACCCAGAACCCTGTACGGACGTAGTAATGATTGGTTTCTCATTACCGCCGTAGTTGATGTCCGTACCTGCGTAGTTAATGTTACGCCCCTTGTATCGTACTGGTGCGCCACGAGAGGCAGCAGTGTAAGAAGAAGGACGTACGGTATTCGGATCATCCCAGTCGAAGGTCATTGCCATGTTCATGGTCAAAGGGCCTTCTGCTCGGATAAAGGTATTCACCTTACGCATGGTCTTACGGACTTCCGTATCACCGAAGTCGTAATACGGGGTGGCATAGATTGCCAAAATATCATTTCCGTTGAAGGTAGTGCCTTGCTCTTGGCGATAGACACAACCGTCATAGTCACCGTGCAGGACAATCTCCTCACGGTTAATGTATTCAGATACACAGCAGCTTGCACGGATACCGACAAGCTCACCAAATTCCCAGCCTAATCGTTGGTCTGCACTACGTAAGCCACCAATCAATCCAAAGCTGTCTGTAGTACTTACAGAGTCATCTCCGATAAAGAAGCGGAGCTGGGACTTAGAACGGATAACAACACCGTTCAGGGTATCTAGATCGTAGTCCTGCGGTAGGCTGGTGAGGAGCTGTTGTACGTCTTTAGAGATCGTCTCAAGCTCAACGTCACCAATGCGGCTAGTACCTGCCACAGGGCGTAGGCCATCCGGGGCTAGGAATACGAGGTCACCACCAATTTCAAGTACGCTATCACGGGCGATACAGCCTACGTTTGCTGTTACGTTATCAATAACGAAACCGTAGGTAACGTCTGGAGTAACCTTCTTAATCGCATTGTTACCGAATACGAAGAAGTCATCACGGAAGGGCTTAAACTGTACGACATCAAAGCCGATAGATAATTGCCCTGCGCCAGCCGCTGTAGTGAAGTTATAAGGATCGTTGGGGGCAGAGTATGCTACAGTCGATGCAAGAGAGTTATCACCACCCAATAGGAGGTGGTTCTCAAACACCTGCACGATAGCAGGAGCATCTAGGCAGTTCGATCCACCCGGGGCATGCGGGCCATTAATATTGCTAGAGCCATCGCCGGTAGAGAGTAGCTCATCCCAGTGAGAGCCATTAAATAGTAGGGCTGGATTCACACCATCCACAAATACCATCTGAGTGCCTGCACCGAAGTTAAACTCGATGTGGCGTAGCTTGTGTACCTCAGTACCGTAGCCGTCTGTAGTAGAGCGGTAGGCTCCGTGATCTAGTGTATATCGAGACCACCCAGTGGGAGTATGACGGTAGATCGCATACTCATTCACATCGACTACAATCTCATCTCCTGCAGTTGCTCCAACATTGAGCTGGAACGTAGCAGAATCTGGCACAGTATATCCGCTAGCGTAGAGAGGATTACCGTTCTGGGTTACTGAGATGCGAGCTGCAGTATTATTAATTTCTAAAGTTCGGACATTATTGTCCGAACCTGTGAAGACAGTCTGACCCGCAGTAGCAGTGAAGTAGAAAGCCTTAATCTTACGTGCTGCAATGATAACAGTCTCATTGGCTGTTCGATCCCTATAGATCGCTACTGCAAGCACCTTACCTTGACAGTTGTCTGGGTCTACTTCTGCATAGTTCTCATCGTACGGCTGAAAGCCCTCAATACGACGATAGCCCCCGTAGAGGCTGACTTCATAGTTAACGAGGCGTGTGGCACATCCCGGCTTGTTCTCTGAGATATCTAGATGGTTCTCAGTTGAATCAAGTCCTCCGCCACATACTACCTTAAACGATTGAATGCGATCAGGCATCAGGCACTCGCTCTAACCTTCCGAATAATGCGAGTGTCTGTGAGATACTCGTACTTATTGATGAGGATGCTCTGCATTTCCTTGAGACCCTGCTGGAAGATCTGTGCAGTAACTCCTGCCGCTTCTACGTTGTCCCTGAACATATAGAAGTGATACAACGCACCGTTGATGATCACATTGTCATACGTATCGGGGATGCGGGTCTGATCATCATAAGCTGTCAGATCCGTGTGATTCATGTAATAGCGGAACTTGACCGTGTAGGCTTCGTCTGGAGACGGAGTTACACCATAGCCATTGCCGTGCGTTGGGAAGACGTACTCAGGTACACCACGTCCAACAGCACCTGCATCCATGTCATCGTCACGATGATTAGCGTACCATTCGTCACGATCCATATACTTTAATGTTTGATAGCCAACACCGAGACCGGAGTTCGCTTGAATCTGGAAAGAGTTCCAATCGGAAACCTTAAAATAGACAGGCCAAGAATACTCTTCCTGTCCTACGGCTAAAACCTGAGTATGCTCCGATGCATTGAACGGCCACTCATATTCAGCCTGATTGATCTTAGCGACAGAAGCCTTAACAGCATCCTTAGCTAGTGCCTGAACACCACGAACACTTGGGAAATCTGCCTGCGAAATCTCTACCTCATTGAGGCGGCGCAATAGCTGATTGGTAAGATCGATAAACGTGGATGGCATTAGAACAATCTCTTACAAACGTGGAAAAGGCGACCCCCCTT